GTCCGCGGTGCGGAAAAATTTCTCCACCGGGTCGGAGGCCGCCCCCCGCACCTTGATGTCAAAGCGCTTCAGCTGCCGCTGAAAGGCGTCCAGCCCCTCCATGCCGGTTCCCTTGTACTGCTCAGAGGGGTCCAGACGCTCCAGCACCTGGGTAAAGGAGCGGCCCGCCTCCTGATACATCCCCTTTTCCAGCTTGATGGTGTCGCAATGATTTGCCATATTCAAAGCCTCCTTTTTCAACTTACAGGCAGACCACGGCGGTGTGACCGCTGTTGTCCGCACTGACCACCAGGACCTCCGTACCTCCGGTGGAGACGGGCTTCACGCCGCCGGTCCCGTCGGCGGCCAGCTTCACCCGGCCCAGCGTCACTGTGCCGGAGGTTGGCAGACAGGCGAACCCCTTCACCTGCACCCCGGCGAACCCGCTCCGCACCGACAGGGCCAGCCCGCAGAAGGCGTCTCCGTCCGTGCAGGCCCCCACCTCGCCGTTTCCGGTGATCTTCACCACTTGGCCGGGCTTCACATCCTCCCGAGCCGTGAAGGTGGCGGTCACCATGCCGATGTCCTCAAACGAAACCTTGCTCATTCTGACTCCTCCTTTGATGGTTGTTTCTCCCTCAAATCAAAAATGCTCCGTCCTCCCGGGGCTCCTCTCCCGGCTTCTGGGCATATTCCAGCTGGACCGGCAGGGGATAGCGCTCCCGGGCTCTGGCCTGATAGGCCCGCTTCAGGGCCTGAAGCTCCTCCGCGTCCAGCTTGTCCGTGATCTGCTTCAGCACAGTCCGGTCCAGGCCGCTGTCCGCCAGTGCTCCCATCCGCACCACCTCCTCCCGGAGCGTGGACAGCCACTTTCGGCCCAGAGCGGCCTCCCGCTCCAGCACCTCCAGCTCCCGGACACACCCGTCCCTTCCGGCCGCCAGTTCACGAAGGGTCTGCGCGCCCTCTCCAGTGGGACAAAGCCCCTTTACCACACCGGCCCTGGGCTGGGCAGGCACCGCCACAAAGGAGAACTCATAGGCGTCTACGGCCTCCTCCAGCTGAAAAAAGCACTGCGCCCCGTCATAGACCTCTCCGGGCTTGTGTCCACAGCTCTGTCCGCGCTCCGCGCCGCAGATGGAACATACCGCCCGCTTCACGGCACAGCCCACACTGACCTCCTTTTTGATACCTCCCTCGATCTCCGCGATCAGACCCTGGTTGTCCGGGGTGCGCACCATATAGGCCCACCCCTTCAGCCAGCAGTAGCCGTCCCCCGCCTGGGTGAGTCGCTCCGGCTCCCGCACCACCTCCGTGCGGTAGAGCCGGGCGGCCTGTCCCCGGGCGCTCCAGCTGTGGTCGAACAGCCCGCTCTTGCCCACAAACAGGGGGGCCAGCTGCTCCAGCGTTTTCTCCGGGAACCGCTCCTGGTCCCTGTCCACCTCGTTGTCGCACAGACACAGGGAGAAGACATATACCTCCTCCGCAGACAGCGAGGCCCGGCTCAGCCGGTTGATGTCCTCCAGATGGCCGGGCAGCAGGCCGCTGCTGGCGGGCTGCCGGGATGTTTTTTGGATCCTCATGTGTTCTCCTTTCTGATCTGTTCCGCCTGGGCGTGATAGAGCTCTGCCCGGGCCTCCTCCACCAGATCCTGCAAATTGATGTCCTCCCACTCCACCTCCAGGTCCTCAGACCAGCCGTGGAGCCTCAGCCACAGCCGGCACACCCGCCGGACCGCGGGCTCCAGGCTCCGCCGGATGGCGGTGATCTCGCTGGTGAGCAGGTCGGCCTGCTGGGCGCTCATCCGCTCCGTGGACGACCAGGACAGCCCCAGGAGGAAGGGCGGGATCCCGGTCCGGGCGATCAGCTGCTCCAGGATCTGACGCACCGGGACCTCACTGTCCAGCACCTGGCTGTCCGCGCCGATGACCTTGATGTCCACATCCCCCACCGCGACAAAGTCCCGTACTGCCCCCTGGCGGCCCGCCTGCATGGCGGCGGACCACTCCCGGGCGATCTGCTGTCCCCGCTCCTGGGCGGAGAGTCCATCCCGCTCCCCGGGCCTGCACACCACCGCGAAGCGCAGGTTTCCCGCCCGCTCCCAGTTCTGTCCCAGCGCCTGATAGATCTTCAGCAGGATCCCGCTGAGGAACGGCATGGAGCGCAGCAGAGACACGCCGTATGGGTTGTCCGTCCCCGGCTGAAATGGGGTAAAGAGCAGCAGCTCCTGCCAGGGCAGTTCCACCGGCTGGCCGTTCCGCCCCCGGGCGCACAGCTGGAACTCCAGGGGAGTCTCCCCCTCCCGGATCTCGATCTGTCCGGGGTCGGCGCACAGCAGGGCGGCAATGTCCCGCCCCTCCCGGTCCAGCACCATCTCACCCACCCCCTGACCACAGGTGAGCATGGAGTCCAGATACTGGTCCAGAAAGGACTGGAGCCCCCGCTGTCCGCGGCCGGTGTCCACCTCCTGAAGGAACCGTTCCAACCCCGCCTGGGCCGCTCCCGCACCGCACCGGACCTGTACGCCCCCACACAGCCGCACCAGCTTCATCAGGGCGGCGTCCACGATGGGGACCGCCTCCCGGATGGCCCGGTACAGCTCCAGCTCCCCCCGGCGCAGGGGCACATACCGGTCCAGCGCGCCGAAGGGATGCCCCTCCTGGTCCCGAAGCTGGACCTCAGGCGGCTGCGCCGCCGGTTTTTTCCGCATGAACCATTTCAATTTCTTCCCTCCATTCCCGCTGTTCGGATACAGGCGGCCTCTCTCATCCGCCGCCCCGCTCCACCGCACCGGCGAAGAACCCTTCTGACCGCCGGCCGGCCACAGTGACCGCGAAATACCGTATATCGTCCATAGCGTGGTCGTGTTCCTTCACTACCCGGTCACCGGTGGCCGCGGTGTCCCATCGGTACAGTCCAAACTCCCGGATGGCGTCCTCACAGGGGGAACAGATCACCAGCTGCCCGGCCCGGAGCAGTTCCGCGGTGCGCCGGATGCCGGAGAGCACCTCATTTTCCGCCCGGTACACCATCCAGCCGCGCCGGATCAGCTCCTCCCGGAAGCTGGCCGCCGACGGATCCAGCACCACCCCGCGGATGTCCCGCCCGCCGGCCAGCCGGGCCAAGTCGTCGGCGTACTCCCCGTCGGTCTGCTGCCGTCCGGTTTTCCGGGAGTCATAGTAAAATTCCGCCGTCCGGTACCACACGCCGCCCTTCTGCCCCCACAACCCCATGGAGGTGGGGTTTACCGTCCCATAGTCACAGGAGATGTACCACGGCCCATCCAGACTCTCCGGGACCGGCTGTACCAGTTCGGGGCCGAAAAAGTCATAGACCAGCCCCTCCGCCGCCGCCCATTCGCCCAGCACGAACCTCCGGTAGAAGGTCCCCCGAAACATGGCCTCATATCGGGCCAGTACCTCCGGGGACAGCCCGGGGTTGTCCGCCATGGTGAAGGTCAGGTGCAGCGCCCCTTTCTCCTCCGCCTTCCGGATCCACTCCTGATAGAACCAGTGCCCCGGGCTCTCCGGGTTGCAGGTAAACCACAGCCGGCTCCCCTCTACTGAGCACCGGGCGCAGACCTGTTCCACAAAGGAGCGGGGCATCAGCACCGCCTCGTCCAGCAGGGCGCCTGCCAGGGTGACGCCCTGGATCAGACCGGCGGCCCGCTCATCCGATCCACCGAACAGGAGAAAGGTATTTTCCCGCTCGCCCAGCCGCAGGGTGATCTGCCCCCGGGAGAGCCGTTCCGTCCAGGAAAAGCCCAGCGCCCGCAGAACGGGCTGAACCTCAGACCAAAGGTTCCGCCGCACTGACTGAATGGTCTTGCCGCACAGGGCGAAGCGCCTGCCCTGAAAGGTGAGCGTCGCCCAGCACAGGAAGGACAGCCCCGCACACAGCGTTTTGCCGCTGCGCACCGCCCCATCGCAGATCAGGGCCTGATGACCGCAGTCGGTGGAACCGGGCCGCCACCAGGTGAGGACCCGCCGCTGCTTGGGGGAAAAGACCAGCGGCGTCACTCCTCCCGGTCCTCCATCCGCCGGAACAGCTGTTCCAGCTGCTCCTCACCGCTGGGTCCGCACAACTCCAGAAGGCGCTCCAGCGCTTTCATCCGGTCGGTGAATTTCAGTTCCACTGTCCCCGCCCCGCTGCGCCGGAATTCCGTCAGGGCAGCCAGGTCCAGTCGGCCGATGGACTCCCGCTCCTCCTCCGGGAGATAGGCCAGCTTTACCGCGTCGTTCACCTTGGCGCAGGCCAGCCGCCGCATCTGCTCCAGAAGGATGTCCCGGCTCAGCCGGCTTTCATGTTTCTTCACGCGATCCCTCCTCACCCCTGGCGGGCAGTGGAGGAAAGTTGTACGTTTACGGTCACATTACGAAAATTTTTTAAAATGCCCGGAAAATGCCGCCTCTGTTTCCACAAGATCCGTCTGAATGTGGAAAACCAGGTCCATGCCGCACCGCCCACAAAATGCCTGTCACTGGCTTGATTTTACAATTTTTTCAATTTGCCTGTGTTATGGTAGGGAGAGCAAAATTTACCGCCTAGCCTGTCTGTATAGAAGCTGTCCAGTCTCCACATCCTGTTTGCACACGGAACACAACATCCGGATCGGGAGGTACTTGGCATGAAAAAGAGAATTGTTTCCCTGCTGCTGGCAGCGGCCCTGCTTACAGGCGCAGCATCGGCGGCAGGAGAGGAGGGTGTGGCGGAGCAGCCGGACCTGGACCTCTCCGCCGCCTCGGCGGTATTGATGGAGAAGGAGACGGGCTCTCTGCTCTATGAAAAGGAGTCCCACCAGCAGCTGGAGCCCGCCAGCGTGACCAAGGTGATGACCCTGCTGCTCATTATGGAGGACCTGGACAGTGGGCGGCTGTCCAAAGAGGACCTGGTCACGGTCTCCGCCGCCGCCGCGGGGATGGGCGGTTCCCAGGTCTATTTGAAGGAGGGGGAGCAGCTGTCCGCCGGCGAGCTCATCAAGTGCATCGCGGTGGTTTCAGGCAACGACGCGGCGGTGGCCATGGCGGAGCACCTGGCCGGCAGCGAGGCCGCCTTCGTGGAGCGGATGAACCGGCGGGCCCAGGAGCTGGGCATGAAGGACACAGTCTTTGTCAACTGCACCGGCCTTCCGGCCGCCGGGCACCATAGCTCGGCCTATGACATTGCCCTCATGTCCCGGGAGCTGATCCTGCACCACCCGGACATCCGGACGTATACCACCATCTGGATGGACTCCATCCGGGATGGTGCCTTCGGCCTGACCAATACCAACCGTCTGGTGCGCTTTTATCCCGGAGCCACGGGGCTGAAGACCGGCTCCACGGACTCCGCCCTCTACTGCCTGTCCGCCACTGCGGAGCGGGACGGCATGGAGCTCATCGCTGTGGTGATGAAGGCCCCCAGCTCCGCCCACCGCTTTGACGACGCCAAGGCTCTGCTGGACTACGGCTTTTCCGCCTGGTCTCTGGTCAGCGTCTATCCAGATGCCCCTCTGGCCCCCATTCCGGTGCTGCTGGGGACCGTGGATCAGATCCAGCCCCAGCTGGCCCGTGACTGCCGCCTGCTGGTCCGGAAGGGGCAGGAGGGGGCGGTGACCACCCGCCTGACTCTGGCCCAGGACCTGGAGGCCCCGGTGGAGCCTGGACAGACCGTGGGTGAGCTGGAGGTCTCTGTGGATGGTCAGGTGCGGGATACTGTGCCCATCCTGGCCGCGCAGGGTGCCGGGCGTCTGACTGTGCCCCGGATTTTCACCCGTCTGCTCCGTCAGCTGCTGATGGCTGGGTAAGTCCCCGCCGGGG